ATGCAGATCCTTCCAAATCTGTTTCTGGGCTTGGGCAAAAGCATTGCCTCCTTGTAAGGCGGCATGCCCCAGATTGAACACACTGGCGCCAATGGCGTTATTCATCGTTTTCAAAGAATCGGTGATTTCAAGAATGTCTTTTTTGACCTGAGCGAATTCCCCTTTGTTTTTCCCGAGGGCGTTGGAAACCTGTCCTGCCGTTTCTCCGGCCTGATGCCCATATGAAAGCATTTGTTGGGTGGCGTCCCGCGTCGCCGAGGTCTGCCCCTCTTGCGCCTTGGCGGCTTTATCGGAATTCGCGGCCATACCATCGGCGCAGAGAGCCGCCGTTTGCGAAAGAATATTCAGGGCGCCCTGTAATTCCTCGGCATTGGCGCCAAACGTTATGACGACATCCGTGCTTGCCATCTCACCCTCCAAACGGTCATAAAAAAATCCGCCCGAAGGCGGATTTCAAAATAACAACCTGAAATAAAGACTACTGGACATCACAATCCAATTTGCCATTGACGCACATAAGCAAGGCATCCGCCAACACATGCGGATCACCCATGCACCCTCCCCACCTGCCACACATAACATTTATCTCAATGACGTCGTTTTGCTGATCAACGGCTATTCTATGAACATTGTATTCAAGGAAAATGGATTCGTCTCTCGTGTTCCTGGTCCTTATGCTCGTCGAATTCGCCACCTTAGGCTCAACCAGGGCATGGGTATTGATGAATTCGTAAGCCCGTCCCATCTTGATCTGACAATCCCGACCGGCTAGGCAGGTCACTTTTCCACCCCAGCTTTCTGATCTTAAAGCGCAGCCGCTCAACAGCAGCGCTGCAGCCATCATCACGATCCCCCACCGCATGTCACCCTCTTCCGCCAGACGCTTGGACAGGTGACAGCTTACACAACATTACGGCGAAAACCAGAGCGCCCGACATCCCGCGTCATGACGGCGGCGATTGCCCCGTGATCTCTTTGAAGAACGTTTGAAAATCCATTTTCTGGTGCAGCGGCTTTGTTCTCGGCTCCGCCTCCACCCCCAGCCAGGCGGCCAACAGGATATGGCTTGGGGGATGGCGGCGCCAATGCTCGGCCAAGGCTTTGAAGCGGGGAAGGGTCAGGCGTCCGACCTCGGCCCAGGTCCAGCCGGTGGCGGCTATGACCTGGGCGTAAAGATCGTCCCAATCCAGCGCTAAGCCGTCTTCTTCCCCGCCAAGGCTTCCCCCAGTTGGGCAAGTCCCGAGATGCGAGCCACCACCGGCACCGCCTCCAGAATTTCCGGGATGGTGGTGCGCAAGCCGGCCAGTTCTTCGGCTGGCAAGGCGTCGGACAAAGCGGCGGCGATGATGTCGCGGGCCGCCGTCAGCCCACCCTCGGCCAGTCCCAGCTCCAGCCGGCCGAAAGCCGGCATCATCCGCTGCAACTGATCGAAGGTGAAGGCATGAACGGCGAAGCTTCTCCCACCCAGCTTGATTTCGCCGGTTTCCGAGGCATAACTCATCACGACGCCTCGCTGAAGGACCAGGTCAGAACATTGTTCGCGGCGTCGGCGAAGGCTTCGAAGTCCATCTCGGGGATCGAGAAGTCATCCTGTTTGGTAGCGAAGGCCAGCTTGTTGGAAACACAGGCGTTCAGGGTCAGAACCGCCTTCTTCAGACCGCCGGGAGCACTGTAATTGGTTTCCAGCGCCACCTGGAACACCGGCTGCACCCCCAGCAACTGATTGCTGACCACCATCTTCTGACCGGAACTGGCGCTGTAGCCGTAGCTGATCAGAAGGCCGGCGCCGGCGTCGACGACGTTGAAACCATAGACGCCGTCGGCCGTCACGTACTCGCCCTGAGCCGGGGAACTGGCGACCTTGGTGAAGGGCAGCCCGGTGGCGGCGTTGACCACGCCCAGGTCCTGGACGAAGTCGGCGGCATGGATCACCGACGCCGTATAGGGGGCGGCGGCGGGCACCGAAGCCGCCTCGGCGTTGGCAGTGGTCACCTGCCCGCTTTGCAGGGCCGAGCCGAAGAACAGCTCGGCGAAAGCTCGGCCCTGGACTTGGGCGAACTTGGCCTTGCCGGTGATCTTGCTGGTGCCGCGGGCGACCGCCACCGGGAACTGGTACTGGCCGAACAACTGCTTGGCCGTGGCCGAGAACTCCAGATTGACGTCGTGCAAAGTACCGAACTTGATGGGCGTGGCGTTGGCGGTATCGCTCCGCACGCCCCACAGGGTGCCGGAACCGAAGCTGTAGATAGCCATCGGACAAAACTCCTTTGGATGGTGTTGAATGAAAAAGCGTGATCAGGGAAGCAGCATGGAAACGGTCAGAACCGCCGCCGCCCGTTCGCCCTGGGCTCCTTCGAAAACTTCGATGGGGCCGTCGATGAAAGCGTGGCGGACCAACCCGCCCAGGGTCAGTGTTTCAGCTCCGGCAGGCGGCTGGAGAACCTGTTCGACCGCGTCCAAAAGCCCGTTCAGCACCACACCCGCCGAGCGGTGACGGTCGGGATTGGCGGCATAGAGGTACAGTTTGGCCTGCAGGGTTCTTCGGGGCGGCATGTTAGCGAGAGCCATCGTCTGCTGATGGCTGACGGCCATGAACAAAGCGGGCAGTTCCGACGCCCCCATCTCCTCCAGAAAACGGACGCGGCGGTCACAGAGCTTGACGGTTCCCGCCGTCTTCAGGTTTTTCAGCAGATCGAACAGGGCGGCATAGACGGGTTCTCGGCTCATGGCGCAAGCTCCTGCAGAACGGCCTGGGTAAAGCCGTCGGTAATGGCCGTTGTCATGGTTTCCAGCGCCGACTGAGCCACTGGGTGGGCCGGGGCATCGACGCGGCGGGAATAACTCTGCACTAGAATTTCATGGGGCGTGGCGACCGGATGACCGAATGCCTCGGTCATCTGACGCAAATGCTCGGAAACTTCCTCGGTTCCCTGGAAACCCCGTTCATAGAAAGCCGCATAGGGCAGGCTGTTGGTCAGGCTGACCACCACCGCATTGCCTGATGTCTCCAAGGAAACGGCATAAGCGTCGGCCAGCGGTCCCGACGCCAGACCGCCCCGCACTCCGGCCAGAAGCTGGTCACCCAACCCCGCAGCCGTCCGCTCCAGCGCGCCGGGAACGCCCTGACGCGCCCGTTCCAACCGGGCTTGCAGCACCCGGTCGTCGACGGAAACCCGAATCATAGGGGCAGTATCCGCTTGTGGAACTGCAGAACGGTTTGCACCGAGGCCGGCATGTCGGCCTGCTGAAAGCCGGTGCTCTCCCCGGCCAATCCCTTCGAGGTCAGACCGATGCGGTCTTTCTCGCGGAAGCGCAGCCCCACCAGCTCGATGCAGGCCTGTTCCAGATCGGGAGGGATCCCCGGCAATCCCGCCGTGTAGGTGATCACCACGTTGCCCAGGCCCCGGCTGAAAGAAAATCCGTTCAGCATCAGCATACTGGGCGTGAAGTAATAGCCGGGCGCCGAAACCGGATCGCCGGGCGGAATCGGCCGGTTGTCGATCAGCAGGCTGGCCACCGCCGTCACTGGGCTGTTGGCGAACGGCATGCGGACATTGCCCGTGCCGTCGCGGGTTTCGATATAGCCCTGGCTGGCGAAATCGCGGCCGCACCAGCTGGCGATGAAGGCGCTGGCGGCGGTGATCAGCCAAGACAACAGGAGGTCGTCCTCGGTCTGGTCGGGATCGGTCAGGCCCAGCCAGGCCTTGGCCCGGTCCAGGGAGGTCAGGTCGGCGGTGGTCATGGCTCAGACCTCGCCGTCTTTGAGCGGGACCGGCTTCGGCTTGTCGACCGATACGAAGCCGTGCGCCAACAGATGCTCGGCCACCTCGTTGGGCACCGAGAACACCCCCTGGCGGTTGGGGCGGTACTCCTTGCCGTCATGCACCACCGAGGCCGCCCCGGCGGTGGAAATGATCCTGGCCATGGCGCAGGTCTCCTTGTGCTGAAAAGAAAGGGCGGCCTCGCGAAGGAGGCCGCCCCAAGGTCGCGGACAGGCAGGACGGGAAAGGTCGCGGCCTCAGCCGTTGGCGATGTTGGTGATCATGCCGAAAGCCGGCGGGAAATAGTTCTGCAGCACGCCGTCGAAATAGACGCCGTATTCATAGCGGCGGGCTTTCACCGGCCATTCGATCTGGTAATAGTCGCGCCGCGTCTTCATCTGCAGCAGGCTGGCCACGCCCGACAGCGGATAGGGCAGCACCTCGGTATCGAACAGAATGGTTCCGGCCGGCAGGTTGGGATGGGGCAGAACGTTGATGGCCTTGGCGCCGTCCATGCTGAACTTGTTGAGATAGGTGGTGACCATCTGACCGCCGGCCAGATTGCTTTGGTCAGCCCCCACCGAGAAGCGCAAGGCGCTGTTGGACGAGCCCTGAAGCACCTTGCGGGTGATGTTGATCTGTTCCTGCGAACTGACCCAGATGGTGGTCGGCGACAGACGGTAGGCGTCCCAGAAATGCTGAAGAGCGGCATCGATCTCGACCACGCCGCCGACGCCGTCGGCGGTCAGGGGCGTGCCCTGACCGGCGGCGCCGGTGGGCATGGCATAGACATAGGCGTTGCTGCCGGGCTTGACGATCTGGGTCAGCAGGCCGTCGAACACCAGGCCGTTGACGGAATTGTCGTTGCCGCCCAGGGATGCGGCGGTCTGAGTGCCGGTAGCGGCGGCGGTAATGATCAGGCTGTTGATGGTGGTGATGGCGCCCAACACTTCCGAACCGGAAGCGCCCCAGAACCAAGCATAACCCACAGCGCCGGTGACGGGGGCGACGGTGGCGGTCAGCTTATGGCTGGCGCTGCCGTCGTTGGCAGTAGTGACGCTGGCCCCCGCCGACATCTTGGCGGTGCCGCCGCCATAAGAGTCGCTGGAGCCGTCGGCATTGCTGCGCGACACCTGGCCGCGCACGCCGCCGATCACCGACGAGCCCAGATAGCCTTCCAGGGTCAGCGCGGCAACCCGCACCGAAACCGCGGAATTGGCCGGCAGGGAACCGCCGGTGGCGGCATCGGCGACGGTCGGGTTGGGCGTGGCGCCCAGCGGGCACGAGGTATTGCCGCCCAGGATAACCTTTTCCTCGCCGATCATCAGAGCCCGCAGCAGGCCGTTGACGGCCAGCGCCTTGACGTCATCGAAGCCCGCCGCCGCGTAATCGGCCTCGAAAGTCACATAATCTTCCAGGCCCAGACCACGGAAGGCGGCCATGTAATCCTGGGTCGAAGTGGCGATGACGCCGCCGCGATTGCCTTCCGAGACGCCGACGCCCAAGGAGTTGATGTTGATGCCGGTGACGGCCCGCCAGTTGGCCTGCACGCCGCGACCGGTGCCGACGCGGGGAATGCGGTTGCGCAGCGGCGTCGTGACGGGATAAAGCGACAGAGCGCCCGGCTGCAGATCGTAATAGGTCAGACCGGCAGTGGCGGCAGTGCTCTGCTGATAGGCCTTGCTCAGGCCGTCCTGGGTCAGCGGACGGCGCTGGGCCCTCTTGACGGCGGCCAGACTGGTCTTGGTTTCGTTGGACATAAGGGATGTCTCCTTGAAGGCATGAAAAAACCCGCTCGGGCCCAAGGCGCGGCGGGGTGGAAAAATCGGATGACGGCGGCAGCGAAAGGACCGACGCCGTTTCTCTCAGAACCTCAGCACCTTGGGCTGCTGGTGAGCCAGCTTGATCAGGGCCAGACTACGGGCCTGATCGTCCTCGATGGACTTGGCCAGACGCTCCTGTTCGGACAGGCCGGCATAGCCGATGTCCTCGCCTTTCGACACCGCTTTCAGCACCGGCCCGCCGGATTTGGGCAAAGCCTCCAGCGCCTCGACGCGGGACAGCAGGCGATCGCGCTCGGTGGACAACCGGCCCAGATGGTTGCGCAAGCTGTTCAGATCGCGCTGCATTTTCATCAGGCCGCGCGGCCGGGCCGAAGCCGCGAAAGCGCCGCCGTCCGTATCGTCGGCCTCGCCATCCTGGGCATCATCGCCGTCGATCAGATAGGGTGCCAGAACGGCAACGCCGCTTTCCAGCCAACCGCGCACATCGTCGGGAATCGGCTGGTCGCCCAGAGCCCATTCGTCCTGCCAATCGCCGGAATCGTCCAGCCAGTCCAGCGATCCCAGCAGACCGGCCAGGCGTTCGCGGCTATAGCCGCCGGCCTCCGCGTCGGAAGCGAAATCGCTATCGCCGTCAGTGTCGTCATCGTCATCGGCATCGCCGTCGGCGTTGAAAGGCACTTGCACCTCGGCGCCGTCGGCCTTGACCATGGTGAAGCTGGCCGAGGGAATGCACGGCAGATCGACGATGGAAATTTCCGAAGGTTCGGCGGTATAGCGGGTCAGGCTGCCGTCGCGCCAGCGCTTCACATAGCGGCCGCCCGGCGAAAAGCCGGTATAGACGCCCTGCTCCACCTTTCGCCATTCGCCGTCGTCGACGATGCGGGCGGTCAGTTGGATGCTGCGGCTGGCGTCGTCGAAATGAATATCCTCCAGCTTGCCCACCGCCACCGGGCCATGCATGGCCCGCACGTTGCCGAAGCTTTTGCCGTCGGTGGCCTTCTGGACCGACTTCGACCAGGCCATGAAATGCCGTTTCGACGATTTATAGTCGAACACTTCGCCCGCCCGATCGGGCGTTTCGTCGATCTGGCCGTAGACCAGCCGCTGGGCCGCGTCCACCTTGCACAAGGGAATGAACAAGCTCATGAAGTCTTTCCTTTGGTTGAGGCAACAAAAAACCTCCGGCCCGGCAGGACGGAGGGAACGGATCGGTCGATGTTGGCAAAGGGACGAACCAAAGCCCGGATTGCTCGGACCGGGCATCAGCCGATTTCGACTATCAGCTCATTGAGGCAGTCGGGGCCAAGTCATTCAGACTTAGGATGACGGCGGCACCCTCGGCACTTGCCCATCAGGCGCAACTCGGGCACGGACGCATTGTCAAATTTTTCCGGAGCGGCGTCAAGAACAAAAAGAGAACAATATCATTTTCCCGCCTTTCCCTTCCGCTACCGGAACAACATCCACTGCCCACCACTGGGCGTTCCGGCAGGTGCGCGGGGCTGGCCGCCGTTATGCTTCTCGAAAGGGCGGACCGGCACTGACCGCCCCCCCTTCCCCTCTCAACCCCAGTCCCGCTCTCACCTCGGCGGGAGACAGCACTCCGGCGGCCAGATAGACCTGGGCGATCTTGGCCTGAGTCAGAGGATCGAGGTCGCTGGCTTCCTGCCAGGCGAACTCCAGGTCGGACCAACCGAAGCCGTCGCGCAAGGCGCGGTCCACCAGGTCTTTCACCCAGCGCATCAGCGGCAGCAAGCCTTCCTGCAACGCCTGATCGTGAGCGGTTTCGGCGGTCGCCCGGTTCATCTCCTTGACCAGCGCCTGGGGACTGAGGGAAAAGGCGAAACAAACGATGCGGGCCAGCCACTCGTCGTAATCGTCCTTCAGTCCGGCATCCTTGGTCTGCACGAAGCTTTTGGAAATGGTGGCCGGCACGAAGCGGGCATGGCGGCGCTGGGCGGAATCCCCTTCCAGCAAAGCGTCCCAATAGGCTTGGAACTGACCGATCTGGTCCGGCGTCCAGGTCTCCGGCACGCCGATCAGGGCCTCGGGAACATTGCCCTCGGTATAATATTGAAGCTGATGCAACTGGCGGCGCAGAGCGATGTTGACGGTCATCACCACCTGCTCGACCGGGCTGTAGCCATAGACCCGGTGGGATCGCACGTTGCGCGGCAGATAATAAAGCTCGTCCGAGCGGTAATCCACCGCCGGCAGCCCCTTCAACACCTGCTGATAGGCCGGATAGGGCGGAACCGGCGTGCGGCCGCGTTCGTCCAGCACCCGCTTGATGGTGGCGCCGTCGATGGGCTCCAGCGCCAGCAGGCGCCCGGCCTGGTCGCGGCGGGGATAGACGGTGGCGGCGTCGATCACCAACAGATCCTCGATCAGCATGCGCAGCCAGGAATCCCAGCCGTGCTCACCGTCGGGGCGGGCGAAAAAGTCGGCGGCGGCGGCGATGCGCGGATCGTCGTGAGCCGTCCGGGGAGCGCCGTTCAAGCCGATGCGCGGACGGATCACCCATCCCATCTTCGCGATCTGGTCCTTGCGGGTTTCGATGGCCAGCCGCATCAGGTCATAGGCGTCGGCCAGCCCCCGCAATTGCTCGAAGCCGATCGGCTCGGACTGCCGGGGCTGGGTGACCAGATTGTAACCCACCGGATAATCGAACTGCCGTCCTGCCGCTTGGGGAGCCGCCGGAGGCAGCGGGTCCATGGGGCCGAACCAATCCTCGGGAGCCTTGCCGCCCACCACCCAGCGCAGCCCTTGAGCCACGCGGGTCAGCAATCCGGGCTCGATGTCGATACCGCCGTCACGCGCCATGTCGTGGATCTCCTTATGTCTGCTGGATCAAGGCGCGGCCATAAAAGTCGATCAGGCCGCCGCCGTCTTGTTGAAACAGGTTGAAGGCGCCGCTGGCCGCATCGGCGTCGTCGTCGTGCGCGGCTTCGGGAAAACCTTCGAGAGAGGATAGGAATTCCTCGCTCCAGGAGCCGCGCAGAACCGATACGTTCCCCGCCCGCGCCTGGGCCGAAAACGGCCCGAAGCGGGTGATCTTATCGCCGCTTTCCGGGGTGGCGGTGACGGAATAGCCGGCCAGTTGCCGCACCAGATACGCCGCCTGGGCCTTGCCCGCCTGCCCCGGATCCTGCGGCAGGCCGATGCGCACCGCCTTGCCGTCCGCCGCCGCCGTCGACAGCAGAAGCTGCTCCACCTCGCCGGGATTGCCGCGAAAGCGCTGAACGTCGACGATCCAATAGCCGCCGACGCCGTCGCGCCCCATCTTGACCCCCACCGTCCAGTCGGGATCGTTGCTCTCGGTCTTGGCCGTGGCCGCCAGATCCCAATAGCGCACCAGCTTCAAACCGACGGGCGGAGCTTCGGCCAGCGGGCACCAGGCGCGGTGAAAATACAGCCCCGCCGCCGGCCTGATTTTCCAGTTCCCCGCCAACAGCCGTTCCCGCTCCACCGTGGGCAAGGCCAGCAAATTGGCGCGGTAGCCGGGGTCCGCCGACGATAGGGCCGGGTTGTCCTCCAATCTGGCGGGAACGAAAGTCACCGACTTGGGCGGCAGTCCGGGATGGCGGACGGCTAGGTCATCTGCGTCGTCAGCCCATTCCAGACGATCACCGACGCGGACGAACCAGCGCAGCCGTCCGGCCCGTTCCGGGATCGGCAAACCGCTTTCGGCGTCGATCCACCACGAAATGAACCCGGCCACCCAACTGTCGGCGTCGGGATTGGTGGTGGCTCGGACATAAGGCCGCACGCCGCATAAGGAGCGGTTGCGCGACAGCATGTAGAAAAACTGCGCCCGGCTGAAATGGGTCAATTCGTCGAAGCACAGCAGCGAGATCTGCGCCCCCTGCCAGTCGAACACCGTGCGCTCGTGCTCCAAATGACCGAAGCGGACGCGGGCGCCGGAAGGAAACTGCCACTCCAGCCCCTGAGTCCTGGCCTTGCCGCCCAGGGGCACATAAAGCTTGGCGCTTTCATCCCACAATCCGCCGGGATTTTTCACCTGGGTCAAAGTGCGGCGGAAAATCACCGTGGTGAATTCGGCCTTGTCGCTGTGGCGCAGCGGCTCCAGCAGCAAGGCCCAGCTTTTGCCGCCGCCCGCGCCGCCGCCATAAATGGCGATGTCGGCCGGGCTTTTCAGGAACATCTCCTGGGGGCCGGGTTGGGGTTCGAGAACCGGCATCATTCGCGTTCCATCACTCACGCCCGTTATCGGGCAGCTTGTAGACCACCAATTCCGCCTGGGACGCATCGTCGCCGCTCTTGGGAGCGTCGTCGGCCTTGTCCAAGGCCAGCCGCAGCCGGGCGATGGTGGCGGCCAGCCGGACGTTGCGGGCAAAGGCGGCGTCGCGCTTGTCCTCGGGCACGGCGCTTTCTTCGGCAAGGTAGACCGCCAGAGCGCGCCGCAAGGCAGCATCCTGAAGCATCTGGAGCTGGCGCGAGGGATCGCCCTCCAGCGCTCCCTGCGCCTCCGCCTCCTCCGACGACACGGCGGGAGATGGTTCCGCGTCCGAGGAAGAAACCGGCCAGGTCGCGCGTCTGGCGGTCCGCCTTGCCGAAGAAAAGGTTTTCGAGAGACCGGCGTGCAGGCGGCAGAGGCCACCGCCGGCCGGTACAGGATTACGGCAGGCGTGGCCGCGCCGCGTCGCCGCTCCGCAGAGGGCTTTGTGCTGCTGGATGGTCAT